TTCGACTATGACTGCTGCCTGTATGCGCTACTGCACCGTCACCTGGCGCCGGCGCAGTGGGATGTGTTGGTCGCCAAGTACTCGACACACAAGGCCAACAAAGTCGCAGCAATTGGGCGTCTTATCAGCAGGGTTCAGTCGCCTGCGCCTCAGTTGTTCATCTACAAGGCTGTCACCGCCTGGTCTATCCCTAAGCTGAAGGGGCTGCAGGTCGCGCCGCGCGGAGGCCGCGAGGTGGTGAGTCGAGGCCTACGAGAGGATCTTGAGTTTGCAGCCGTAGGCAAGATGATTTCCTCGGGTTGGAAGGTCGAAGTGAAAGTCGAGCGCGATCAGTACGTGAAGCGTTCCACTGACATGATTGTCTTGCCCGCCGAGTTCTATGACATGAACACCTGGGATCTTGACGGTAAGCCAGAGTCCACCCGCCGTCGCTGGAAGACTGGAATTGCCAAATGTTTGGAGCGGTTGGAAGAGGCGGCCGTAGTGAGTGCCACCGAGCTTTTCGATATGGAAGAAATCTTTGTTGATGCCGCTTGACTGTAGTGGCGCTTTGATCGTAAATTAACCCCATCATGTCGATCTTGCGCGTTATGAGAGGCGACAAAGAAAACCCGGCCACCGCGTCGGGTTTTTTATTGCCTGCTGTTTGTAGTTGTCCACAGCCAGAGTGGCCCTTCGGGGATGTCTGGACACCGATTCGCCGGTCAGTGCGGTGGTGCGATTAACACCGGCAGTCAGCGTGCTCCTGCTCCATCACCCTGGAGTAGCGCTGACGGACAGGAGGGGAAAGACCCTCACACCTATTTCAAAGGCTCGCCATATCGGTGGGCCTTTTTCGTTTCCGGTTCCCGTGCCTGCCTCCTTGCTCCGAGCGGATGACAGTGCACTGGGCGCCGGTCTTATTACTCAGTCCCACCAGGGAACAAGGGCACCGCCCAGACAAGGACCACTGATGAACACAGAACACCAGACGCTTGCTGATGTGCCCTTCTGGATGCTGGTCCTGCTGAGCATGGCCGGGCTCTCCGGCGAGATGCTGAGGGCATCGGGTAGCGACCTGAGCCTGCGGCAGATCCTACAGCGTGTGGCCCTGCGCTTCCTGGCCTCGGGCCTGCTGGGCATGGCCACGCTGCTGCTTGCGTTGGCCCTGTGGAGCAACCTCTACCTGGCTGCTGGTCTGGGCATCGTCATCGCGGTGATTGGTGCTGACGTGGCTGGTGGGCTGTACACGCAGATCCTGGCGAAGAAGGCCGGCATCAATACTGGAGAGCGCAATGAACCTTCCCGATAACGAGCACGTTGTTCGACGCAATGGCAAAGGTCAGGCCGTAGGGTTTAGCGAAGAGGCCCGGCAGGCCATGCTCCTGCTCGAAGGTCTGATCAACGGCGGCCACCTGGCACTGGTGCAGGATCAATACATGGGCGACCGGTTGATGTTCCGTCCTGCTTGCCGCGCACCTGTAGTTGAGGCCATCGCTGCCACTCAGGGAGAAGTTGTCGGCTTCAGCCTTGATCCGTTGGAGCAGGCCATCGAGTCGACCGCTCGGGTCATGCGTGACGAGCTGGTGCGTATGGATGAGCTTCGCTTTACGCTGAGCGACCAGATTCCTGCGTCCACCCTGTACACCCGACTCGGCGCTCACATGGAGCAGCTGCTGGCTGAACAGCTGAAGCGAGTGAAAACCCATGAGTGACAAGGCCGAGTATTACGTCATGAAGGGCATGGTCAGCGAGATGTCGGCCGAGGATCAGGCCGAGGTCGTGAAGGCTGAGGCCGATGTGATCGCGATTGCCAAGCAGTCCGACAAGGCAATGATCGGTGCGCTCATGGCAATGATCAAGATCAGCCTTGAGGCTCGATAGGTGGCCGCCAACTCGCCATGGCATCACCTCTACAAGACCAAGCGCTGGTACAGGTTGCGATGGCATCAGCTTCAGGCCGAGCCTACGTGCCGCCTGTGCAAAGCGCTGGGTACGGTTGAGGCCGCCGACACGGTCGACCACATCATCCCTCACAAGGGTGACGAGACTCTCTTCTTTGATGGGGAGAATCTTCAGAGCCTGTGCAAGCATTGCCACGACGGCGCCAAGCAACGACAGGAGCGCACCGGCATTCTCCCTGGTCACGACACCTCCGGCATGCCTGTCGATCCGAACCATCACTGGAATCGGTGATAGGGCAGCGCTATTGGCAGGATCGACCACCGATAGAGAGAATCGATCGTCGGTCGGCCGTCGATAGAGGGGGAGGTCAAATGATAGGGATTCTCGTTGGATAGGACCGCCCTCGACCTGCTTCTGTATCCGTAACCCGGAAAAACCTTCAAAAACCAAATCCACGAGCATAGAGAAATCCAATGGCAGCCAAGCGAACCCGCTCCGACAGCGCGACGGCGGCGGTCGCGGCGATGCAGGCTGCCGCTGCTGGCCCGATCAAAGCTCCAAAATTCGTTCACCTTCGTACTGGCGATAAACCCTTCTGGGATTCCATTGTGCGCGCGCGCACGCGAGAGAGCTGGACTGATAACGATTTGGTGCTGGCTGGAAACCTCGCTCGCTGTCTCGCCGACGTGGAGCGGTTGCAGAAAGAGATCGACACCGAAGGGGACATCCTGACGAATGATCGCGGAACTCCAGTCATCAATCCTCGGCACAACCTGCTCGAAACTCTCAGCCGCCGATCCGTCACGTTGAGTAGAACGCTACAGGTTCACGCTCATGCCACGCAGGGGGATTCGCGGGACCAGGGAAAAAAGGCGACCAAGCAGCGGCAGGCCGAGAAGGTTATCAAAGAGCAGGACGATGACGACCTGATCCCTCGGGCTATGCACTGATGGCGGCCAAGCGCCGCACTCGCGGCGAGCGCGTCATCGCGTTCATCGAGAAGTATTGCCGGGTTCCGGAGGGCAAGCACATTGGCCAGCCTCTTGTGCTCGATGAGTTCCAGAAGAAGTTCATTCTGGCCATCTACGACAACCCCGCCGGGACCAGCACGGCGTACCTGAGCATTGCCAGGAAGAACGGCAAGACGGGCCTGATCGCCGGCATTCTGCTCGTTCACCTGGTAGGCCCTGAAGCCGTTCAGAACTCACAGATCGTTTCGGGCGCGATGAGTCGGGAGCAGGCCGGAATCGTTTTCAATCTCGCGGTGAAAATGATCAACCTGAACCCAGATCTTCAGGCGCTGGTGCACATCAACCTGAGCAGCAAGAAGCTGCTAGGGACGCCGCTCAATGTTGAGTACCGGGCGCTCGCTGCCGAGGGAAAAACAACGCACGGTCTGTCGCCAGTGCTTGCCATCCTCGATGAGGTTGGCCAGGTGCGTGGTCCGCAGAACGATTTTATCGATGCGATTACCACGGCGCAGGGCGCGCACGAAGCACCGCTCTTGATTGCGATCAGCACCCAGGCAGCGCAAGACAGCGACCTGTTCAGTGTCTGGCTTGACGATGCGGCTCGCTCTAAGGATCCGCACATCGTCAGTCACGTCTACGAGGCTCCGAAGGACTGCAAGCTCACCGATCCTGCAGCGTGGCGTGCGGCGAATCCGGCGCTTGGGACGTTTCGTTCCTTGTCGGACCTGGAGAAGCAGGCCGAGCGCGCCAACCGGATGCCAGCGTCAGAGAACACGTTTCGCAACCTTTGCCTCAACCAGCGAGTGTCGACCGTATCGGTATTCGTTTCGAAGGGTGTGTGGGAGTCATGCGGCGATGAGCCGGACAGCCCGGATGGGTTGGATCTGTACGGTGGTCTCGACTTGTCATTCCGTACTGACCTCACAGCGTTTGTTGTGATCGGTAAGCGTAACGGGGAATGGAACGCCTGGGCGTTCTTTTGGACTCCCGAGGTGGGGCTGATGGAGCGAGCCAAGCGGGACCGCGAGCCATACGACGTGTGGGTAAGGCAGGGTCTGCTGATCACTACTCCCGGCGCGACAGTGGATTACGCATTCGTGGCCGTAGACATCGCTCGGATCTTGAATGACCTGGGCGGTGACATTCAGGCGATCGCATTCGACCGCTACCGGATTGATCTCTTCAAACGTGACGCGGAAGCCCAGGGCGTAAACCTTCCGCTGGTCGAGTACGGACAGGGCTTCAAGGACATGGCTCCAGCCATTGACGCACTGGAGTCTGAACTGCTGAACGGACGATTACGACACGGCATGACGCCTGTGCTGACCATGTGTGCGGCCAACGCAGTCATCCAGAAAGACCCCGCAGGCGGGCGCAAGTTTGCCAAGGACAAAGCAACTGGCCGGATCGATGGCATGGCCGCACTGGCGATGGCGTTCGGAGCCACCCTCGGAACTGTCGAGGAAAGCAAAGGCGATTTCGACCACTACCTCCAACACGGATTTTCCGGACTTCTATAGGCTCACTATGGCTTCTCGCTGGTACAACCCGATGAGCTGGAGTTTCTTCGGCTTCAATGATCCCAAGACGGGCCAGTACGTCGAGGTGAATACCGACATCGGCGGGGAGACGCGCTCGGGTGAGGTGATCACGCCGAAGAAGGCGATGGCCATCCCGATCGTCTGGGCGTGCATCAAGATACTGAGCGAAACCGTCTCCGGCCTACCACTAAAGCTTTACGACGATCTGCCAGCAGGTCGGGTGCTTGCGAAGGGCAACAGCAGGGC